CTCAAGGTGGTAGAAGTGCTCCAGCACTAGGTTCGAGGTATTCTAAATTATGACTTTAGTTAATGTAAGAGCAGCTTTTGAAAAAGCTATAACAGATGCAGTTACAGACGTTGATCCTAGAGTAAAACTTGTATATGACAACGTATCTTTTACCACTCCTGGAAAAACAGTTACTTATATAACAACTTCTATTACTTTTAGCCAATCTACGTTACAAGCTCAAGGTGCTTCTGCTGATTATTATTCTGGTGCGATACAAGCAAATGTATATGTACCAAAGAGTAAAGGAACTTCGAGATTATCTGAAATTTCTGAATCAGTTATTGATGGTTTGAATACTATTAACAGTTCAAGTTATGCAGATCCTTTTTCCTGTTCTCCAAGAGTAGGAGAAGTTAGTGGTCCGATTCCTGTTGAGATTGAAGATCGTTCACATTTCTTAGGAATCATATCTTGTTCCTTTTTCGCTAATAGCTGATATAATTGTAATAGCTATATAATATTATGACTAGAGCAGTTGATCTCCTCAAGAATAAATTTGGTGTAAGCCAACTTTATAAGTATGACATCATGGATAATGATGAAATCTTATTGACTATTTTTTGGCATCCATTAACTATTGCTGAAAGAGAAGCTATTTCAAAGAAAAGCGGAACTGAAGATGCCAATGATTTTGCTTTACAGTTAATGATTGAAAAAGCATTAGATAAAGATGGCAAAAGATTATTTGCTGATGGAGACAAGGCATCATTAAGAAGAGAAGTTGCTGCCTCTGTTCTTCAAGAAATACAACTGGCAATGTTAGAAGCTGGTTCTGATAAGGAGGTTGAAGAGGCAAAAGCCGATTTGAAAAGCTAATCCTGATTGGATGTTTATATACTCATTAGCAAATGAGTTAAAAAAATCTGTTAGTGAATTATGTCAAACTTTAACTCTTGAAGAGATGATAGGTTGGGCTGCTTTTTACGATATAAGAAACGAGGAACAAAAAAAAGAACAAGATAAGACACAAAGAAGAAGCGTTATACCCAAATCGAGGTAGAATAGAATATATGTTTTGCTAATTAGGTCGAAATGGCTATTAAACAGATTGATGTTGTAATAAATACGAGTAGAGGCGAAAAGAATATGAGGCAACTCAATAGAGTTGCACAACAGGTAGAAAAAACTTTTGGAAATATAAATAAGTTAAAAATAAATATAAAAACAGATCCAGCACAGGCAGCATTAAAAAGATTAAACGCACAGATAGAACAGGGTAAACAAATTATTGATAATTTTGGGAAAGCTGGTAGGCTGAATAATTTTGCAGGAAAAATATCAAATATAAAAGAAGAAATGATGCTTGTAAGAAAAGCATTTGAAGATGCAGGAAGGGCTACAGAAAGACAAAGAGCAGCAACAGCTTTATTAGCAGGAAATTTTAAAGCATTAAGATTAGAAGCTACCGCTTTTGCTATGGCAAGTGGAGCAGATACGAAATTAACTATAGGAAGTGTTAGTGCAAGATTAAAAGAAATAGAAAAGTTCCCTAGAACAATTCTTGCTGGTAATGAAGCAATGTCGATGCTCAAGCGTATGCAAGAGATGACGATTGTTGGTTCAGAAGAGTTTTTGAGAATTAGTAAAGCAATAGGAAGGCAGTTAGGAATAAATGCAAATATTCAAAGTCAGGCAGCTAGAGCAGCTAAACCATTTACTGCTGCTACTGCTTTTGTTAGTCAAGAACAGATAAGTGCTTTAGGGGGTGCGACTCTTGTACCACCAAGCAGAAGATTACCAGAAGCAGGTCAAACAAGTAGTAAGTTTTTAACTCCTACAACTCAACAGGTAAGAAGAGCAAGACAACTTACTAGAGAGTCTGAAAAAGTATTAAACAATGAAAAGAAAGTTACAAATGAAGCAAAAAAACAACAATCTATTAGAAGAAAAGAAGCTCAAAGAAGATTAAGAAATATTGGAAGAATTAGAAAACAAAGAAGGCAAGAACAATTCTTAGGAGCAGGTTTTCCATTGTTATTTGGTGGAGGAGCAGGAGCAGTTGGTGGTAGTATCTTAGGTTCTGCACTTGCACCAGCAGGAATGGGTTTTGGTGCTCAAATACTTGGTAGTGCTTTAGGTACTTTATTAGAACGTAATCTTCAACAAATTACTGCTATTGGTAATGCTGCAAGAGAAATTAATTTAGATGCTTTAGAAGAATCTTCCATTGGTGTAAATAGAGAATTAGCTAAAACAGTTACCTTGTTAAAACAACAAGGTCAAACAGAAAAAGCTAGAGAAGCTATACAAAAAGAAATAGCTATGCAAACTGGTGCAGTGCCAGGAACATCTACAGATATAGCAAACAATATTAATTTATTAACTGCTGAATTTCAAAAATTTGGAGCAGTAGCAGCGACATCGTTAGGAATAATTAGTGCTCCATTTATTACTGCTTTAACTGGAATATTACGATTAATTAACGGAATTTTATTTGCATTTAATAGTTTTGCTTCTACTGTTGGTTTTGTTCTGAAAGAAATAACTTTATTGATAGAAAAATTACCTTTTGGTAAAAAAATCATTGAAATGATTAATAAAGATATTGAAAATGCGAATGAAATAGTTACTGGTACTGGTAAAGCATTTGACCAATATATTATAGGTTTAGGAAAAGAAAAAGATATGATAATGCAACGAATTGAATTAGGAGATAAAGAAGCTGCAATAAGACAAAAAATAGCAGAAGCGGTTGAAAAATATGGGGAAGAGAATAGAGATGCTATAGAAAAAGCTGTAAGAGCACTTGCTCAAGCTGAAGAGCAGATGGCTCAAGCGCAAAAATTAAAAGACTTATACAAAAGTATTGGTCAAACAGTAGAAAATGGTTTGGTTAAAGCTATTCAAGGTGCAATAGATGGTACTAAGACTCTTGGTGATGTTGCTCGTAGTGTATTCCGTGAAATACAAACATCACTAATAAGATTCGGTGTAAACGCATTCTTAACAAGTTTATTTCCAGGTTCTAGTTTCTTTAGAGCAAATGGTGGAACTGTTAGCAGAGGTAAAAGTTATATCGTTGGAGAACGTGGTGCGGAAATGTTTGTACCAAATGCAGGTGGTCGTATAGTTCCTAATTCTGATTTAGGTGGTTCAACTAATGTTGTAGTGAATGTAGATGCTTCTGGTTCAAATGTTCAAGGAGATCAACAACGTGGTAAAGAACTTGGTGCTGCTTTATCAGTGGCGATACAATCAGAATTATTAAAACAAAAACGACCAGGAGGCTTACTTGCATAATGGCTACTTTCCCCTCGATAAAACCTACATATGGACAACAAAAAAGTTCTGCTCCCTTAACTAGAACAATCCGTTTTGCTGATGGTTTTGAACACAGAATATTATTTGGATTAGCTGAACATCAAAATCCAAAAGTATATAATTTTACTTTTGAAGTTTCGGAAACGCAAGCAGATGAAATAGAAACTTTCCTTGATGCCCGTGCAAATGATAGTGATAGCTTTGATTTTGAAGCACCTGGAGAAACTGCTGCACAAAAATTTGTTTGCGAAACTTGGAACAAATCAATACCATATAACAATAGAGCTACAATACAGGCA